TGTGGCTCAGAATACGCGCGGCTTGTTAGGCCTCATAAAGTTGTTAACTCAGATTCTTGGGAGGGTCCCCTGGGGCACTACCCCATAAATTCGTCAATCAAGATATAGTCCGCTTACGGCGGGCTACCGTTGGTTTACCCAGCGGTGCTGGATGGTGTTGTTAAGTCTTCCCTGACTGGAGCTATGAGTTAGCCCCGGACTCCGTAAGCTACGGACTATCTGCGCGCGCTGCCCGAGGACGGCGAAGAAGTCAGAGTCTCACAGTGTAACAAGTGTAGGCGCCACCTACAAGATAGCAAGCGCCATCGGGAGTAATTCAGACATGATGTTAAAGAACATCCCAAAACCCGTACCCTCATCATTCTCACCATGTTGCGGTGAGACCGTTTGCGGACTCGAAGCTACCTGCCGCTGCGTGAGCAGCTGAGTGACAGGCATCTCATCAATCCATCCTTCAACCAGTGCCTCCTCGTCTAGATCAACAGGGGATGGTGAAGCGGACAACACATTGAGGGTGTTGAATATCGGAATAAATTCATAATTAATAACAATCGTTATCTGGAAAACACACGTTGGATCAAGCCCAATAGCAAGGAAAGTCATATCCCAACCAGGACAACCAATGCCATCGCCTGGCTGAAAGTTTGTCAAGTTGGTATTGTAGAAAAGATCATATCCATTTGTTGACTCCCCGTCTGAACGTTTTGTTGGGAACCATCGAATCACCAAAGGCTTATTAGCGTTGACTGGTGCTGTCACCGCTTTATAGCGATTCGTATATTGGATATAAGTTGGTATCGTATCTAGCGTCCATTCTCTAACGGATCCGCACATTTCTCCTTGATTCGAAGCTAGGGAGCATTCTGGGGTTATATACATGGCAGCCGACACAACTCTGTGCTGGTTTGTAATTGCCTGTAGGTCCTCTACACCTAGGAAAGGTAGCCCTGCCTGCCAAGCCAATGCCACGCCCGTGGATGTGGACGATGATAACTGGTAGTTCACAGAGGACGCTCCCCCTGTGGCACATAGATTAGCATACGGTGTCATGATACGACACCCTGCTTGACCAGCTGCGTTAGCTTGAGTTGACGTCCTCTGGATCAATTGTAATGTTCCAGTGTCAACCCCCGTCATATCTGGTATTTTCGCATCAGCCCCCCTCAGAGGGTCTTGGATGGAAGTAAACCACGGGGATTTCGCCTTGAGGCGTTTTTGGATGTCAAATGACCTTTTGGATTGGTCATTCGGTAGGTGCAAACCTTGTGTAGCCCTGCCTCTTGGGATTCCCCCATTCAGCATCTGTCTTCGATTCGCTCTATTAGGCTGCTCTTTAGCAGTCTTGACGACTTGTTTCTGCTCAAGTCGTTTTACGGCAGGATGAACCTGCACTTGTTTCTGTGAGACTTTGGTCTTCAACGGCGCCTGCTTGGTGGCAGGTGCAGCAGTAGATTTATGGGTCTTAGCATGTTTCGTATGCACGGAATCTCTTCCACGTTCATTTGTAAGCATTTTGTCTACTTATGAATACCTATCGGCACTCTATCGCTGGATAAATGATAATCCCTCTGCCCACACCCCCACTTAATTGGACAGCCGTCAACGGCCCGATCAGGCCGCCTAAACTCTTAGCCGTAGTCACGTGCGGCCATTATGTCGAAAACCCTATGACACAAAAAACCGGGCACCACGCAACTACGCCGAACAAACTCGTCGCAAGCCTCCAGCTCAGCCGACGAGATTCCATATCTCTCCTCCATCATCGCGAGCGCACTTGGTACGTGCACTTCATAATCTCCAACCACCTTCGTCTTGTGTTCTTCGACGAATTGGACATCAACGGGGAGTACAAATGACTTGTCCGTTGGAGCATTTTTGTATGCTGCCAACAGAGCCCCGAAAATTGGGTAATTGTCAGGGACGCTGCCGTATCCCTTCGCGACGCCATAAGCCATACGCTTACGGTTTTCTACCTCATCGTTTCCCCTAAAAATGTACTTTGGGTTGGTTAGTACTTTACCTGCTTTGACAGATTGGGATGGGAGCGGTAACCACCTTTTGGTTCCGTCCAACATAAATCCCGCTGTCCCTGGTATAGCAGCTGGTACCCACCACCCTTTAAGAAAAGTAGCATTAGTAGTTCCACGTTGAAGCTTAGCTAAAAGCCCTAGCTTCAGTTGGCATGATGATAGAACATCAGAGAAACTTAAATCTCTCTTATCAGCCTCGTACAAGGCATGCAATATTGACCCTTGGTTCACCAAACTATTACCCAGTGTCGTATCTGGTCCCCCAGTTAAACGCACCATCTTAATAGCTATTTTGGCTCGGTAATCGTCCAGTCTCATAAACTGAACAACTATCGGTTTACCATAGCAAGTCTTCAACCTGCGTATGTGTTTGGCTAGCATCTTCAACAACACTAACACTTTGAACTCGTAGCCTATTGCATGTACACCTTCTGTACGGTCGAATTTTTCGAAATCGGACTCCCCGAAGATGATAACTTCGTCACCACCCCGCTCGAAATAGAACAAATCATCACCAGCTATTATTACACTTAGCCGGTAAGTTCTTTGGCCAACCCACTCCAATGAGTCAGCATACCAGGCATCAAGCTCATCTGACAATAAGCCTGACCCCATCTTAAAACAAACCTCCCATTTCCCTATCTTCCAGGGATTTTTCAAACCAATGTTACGCTTAAACACTTTGGTGGCTTTGTGGATCGGAACTCCACAATCTGCCTGGATGCTCGGATCTACAGCTGAAATAGGACGTGGTTTGATCCACAACCCCCCTTTTGGGTACGGTCGCGGATACAAAACTTCGTCTCCCTTCATATGGACAGTAACCACCGGCCGCGTAGGATGACCCTCCGCTGCCTCAGCTACCGCTTTTCTGGCTCTGTTTTTCTTCACAGCGCCTCCCATGTTCTTGATCCAGTCGTCATGAGTGAATTTAAAATCCTTATCACTCAATGCTACATCCGGGTATGCTTTCGCAAAAATGTCATAAGCTTTGTCCCATTCGGGCGCGAGTGGACAATCTTCAAGAGGTTTCTTAAACTCACATTTCGCAGTTATCTGAAATGTCTTCGGGTCGTATTTGTAACATGTGTCATCATTCGGCACATGACAAAACAACCTCTCCTGGATTGCTAACCCGCACATGGCAGGGCCAGTTGGTTTCTGCATTGCTGCATTGGTGCAGCAAAGAATAAATTGGGTACACCTTGCTTCCTGCGGTTCTGGCCAATCAGCTGGTAACGCTGACAGCTTTGCAGTACTAGGTATTTGGGTTTGCTCATATAGATTAGCATCTTCTATAGGAACAGAGCAATGATAATAATCATCGTCTTCATATTTCTCCATGTTTCTGTGCGTTTCTTTGAATACCTCCCATTTAGAACATGGGGTTTCATTGTCCCGTTTCCCGCCTGTGCGCGGAATACTCGGTGGCCGTCGCCAATACCAATCAAGGGCCATCCCCAAGAGTACCAGAATAAGCATCCACCACGTCAATCCAAGGTTGGCTGAACCAACTTTTAGAGGATCTTGTTCCTGTGGCGTCAATAACATCTCCCATACGGCTGTTGTCACAGCTGCACAGAGCAAGCCCCGTTTTGAAATAAACGGCAGCGCTGCTATCGATAAGCATATTCCGGCGACACTAGTGTAGCCCAACAATTTTGAATTGTCTCGCGTGAAAGTACCCAAGTGGGTGGCAATTATTATCCCATTCTGCAACATGTGCGTTGCTCTTCTGGAACCCGACCAATATGGACCATAGTGCTGCAAGAACTTGCTAGCGATAAAAAGAACTGGTGACGCTGTGAAATATGAGCTTTCAGTTAACTGTTGGCTCGTTTCAAGTAACGAAAACGCTATATTGAAAGGTATTTCCGAAACTGCTTCAGACGCTCCTGTACAGTACCGTATAGCACGGGCCACCCAGCCCTTAATGGTCTCCTCATAAATTGGAGGGGCCGCCATTGTCACAAACATCATTGCGACATGGAGGATAACAAACGTTTCCACTGTATGACTAGGTATTTCGGGGCCTCCTGGGACAAGAAATTCGATCTTCGCCCCAATCCCTTCGCTAACTGCAACTGGAATCTCGCTTCGTAAAAACGATGAAACTCGTGCGAGTTTCTGACCCATAGTTGCAATAGCACCTGGCACTAGTGAAACTGCTTTCTGGCAGAGTTTTGGTATATCAACGGTTCCCTGGACTTGTCTGTAAGCACTAATAGCTGTTGTCGCCTTTCGTGCTAACAAAAATCGCCTTCGACTGATGAAATAGAGAATCAAGAGAAAAAATGAAGCGGTGGTTACTTTCGCGCCAGCCCAAACCATAGAATTATCTTGCACTTCCGAACTTAGCATGTCCACTCGCTCTTTACGAAAGAATCGTAAAGTTGAATCATACCAAGTAAGGACGCCTGAAAGGCTCTTCTTCTGGTTTGGCAAGTCTCTAGCCAAAGCGCAATCCAATGTATTCGTTGCTAACGCTACCCAATCTACCATGGGTACGAAGTCACGTAAGACGGCATATTCGCCTGTAGCCATACGGCTACTTACGTCTTTTGACATTGTTGAATAATTGAACTGTGATCTAGTTCGAGACATGTTAGCTAGACTGATTTCGTCTACCACTTTCTTCGCTACCACCTTCCTATACAAAGGCGGTACGAGTAATTCACGCATATTGTCCGGTAAGATAGCATTGATAGCTCCTGCTACCGCAGTAGGCATCCATGTTTCCGGCACATATTCATGCAGAAGACATGGTTTCGTTCTAACTGGCTGGTTTTCAGAGAACAATACTTTACCGTATTGCAGTCCTACTCTGAAAACATGATAGTCACTGACTGTCGTCACGTGAGCCCAGGTTATGGAATCTGTCGCATTTGAGTATGCCGTTTGTTCCACCCACCATGTGGGATTGGAAGTCGGTTCATACTGTGGACTCTGGTCACCTGGTCTTTGCACGACCTTGCCGTCACTAAGAAAATAGTAAGGGCTGGTCATGAAATGTACTCCCGCAACTCCTTCAGTTGGGAAAATCTGTGTTATTACAAAACACTCACTTACCATTCGATTTAACATTTCATCCAGCAATTTCGCTGGCCCGATCTCATACACATCAACCATTAACGCACAAGTCCCTTTTGGGTTTATGAGCGTTGATTGTTCTTTTCGCAATGAATGGCCGAAATGTGCATGGTCGCGGGTTGTCAGCAACGGTCGGAACCAAGAAAATGTGTAATCGCTACCATTTATGGTGTTGAAATCACTTATCATGTTCCTAGTCTTTAGTGAACCCCAGAGGTCGAACACGCCAGTGTACCCTGATGTGAACATTAGTTCCATGCAATGCCGCATAGCTACGGCCCGCGCTCCCGCGGCTAATGCATGGTCATGTACGCACGTCTTCAATTTAAGGTCAGTCGCGCCCATGGTCTGGAGTACAGCCAATGCTGATTCGCTGTATATGTTAATCGTCGGTAATTGAGGATTACTCGGATAATATGGAGTTTTTGCACTTGTGGTGGCCACGATGGTGGTAGGGCCCTGGCCTGTTCCAGCCGGTCCTATTGGTCCCCCTCCTGGCGGCAATGGTCCCGGGCCGTTGTTGACAGGCCCACTTGGGTTGTTGTCATTTGGTCCAGGTCCACTCCCGCTCGCAGCACTTGCGCTTCTTTCTTCTCCTACCAGGGGTTTTGCTCCGTCCCCTGGTTTTACTTTTCGGAGGTTTTCGGTTTTAAGCGAATCAGTTCGTTCTTGGGTAGAACCAACTCGCCCCATGTAACCTCCTCTCCCACCTCTGGGTTTACCACGTGTGGTGAAACCTCCCCGGGTGGGGTTAGCGTTGGTTGTAGTTGTTGTCTTATCCATCGGATCTATGAGTTAACTAGATCACCCCCG